TAATTAGTTTTGCATTACACGGAGACCTCGCATAATGGCAAACGGAACAATAGCATTTGATACATTACAGACAAGTGGGCAGATAGAGTCAAGAGGTACAGGTTTATCGTTAGATACTGATTATTTAGTGCATGGTAGCAACAAACAGTGGATAGCATTTAACATGAATGGAACTATAGGAGATAGTTTTAACACAACATCTATTACAGATATTGATGCAGGAGATTTTAACGTAACTATTACAAATGCGTATGCAAACATACATTATGCTATGGGTGTATCAGGAACAAACTCAACTAATGGTAACGCTTTCGTTTCAATGCAAGGTGTTACTCCAACAACAACTGTTTATAGATTATGTGGATATTTAGATAATGGTACTAACTTAGATTTAAGTCAAACTAAAGCGATTACAGCAGGAGAACTTGCATGACAATAACCACACCAGAATTTCAAGGCACACATCTTTGGGATAGATTGTGTTGGGCAAAAGAAAAGCTAGAGCCTTACAGAACAGAATATTGTGTTGTA